GATGGAGAGCATTCAGCCTCTATTGTTAACACTTGCTCATGGTCTGATGGCACTCCCACCGTGGACTATGCCGACCTGACACAAGAACAAGTCCTTGGTTGGATTTGGGCTAATGGTGTGGACAAGGATGCTGTTGAGGCTTCTTTAGCGGCACAGATTGAAGCCAAGAAGAATCCAACTACTGCCACTGGAGTGCCTTGGTGAACGAGGTGGAAAAGGATTTTGCTGTGCATGAAGCAGTTTGCGCTGAGAGATATGCCGCCATTGAGAAAGCCTTTGTCGAAGGTGATAGACGCATGACGCGCATTGAGTATTTGCTTTATGTCGTAATTGGTGCGGTGCTGTTGGGGCCAGGCTTTGTCGGCACGATTGTTAACAAGTTGATAGGCGTGTGAAATTGATCCGATCAGCCTCCTCTTCGCTGCCAATGCCTGCGTTAAGGGGATCACTGAGCTTTGCTCTTTGTATAAAGAGGCCAAGACAAGTTTTCTTGAAGTCAAAAGCACAGTCGATGAAGCCATTGGGGATGCCAAGGCCGCCAAGTCTTGGTGGCAAAAGCTGTTTGCTCCAAAGCCAGCAGCCACCACGTCCAAGCCTGTGGCGAAAAAGAAGGAAAAGTTCGTTGCCTATGACGAGACTCAGGCAATGGCCGACATCATCAAGCAGCTCAGTAAGTTTTGGAGTTTGCAGGATCAACTGAACGCATATCTGCGCGAGGAGGAAGAGAAGGCCAAAGTCTATGACCCCGCCATCAGCAATGCACAGATGATGGAAAGCGCGATGAATCGCGTGATGTGTAGGCAGCAGATGGAGGAGTTATCGACCACCATCAGGGAGATCATGGTTTACCAAACTCCTGGCCTTGCTGATCTGTATTCGCAGACTTACGAGATGCGTCAAGTCATCTCAGAGGAACAGGAAAAAGCTAGACTCAAGGAGGAGGCGCAGAAGAGGCAAGACGCATGGCTACACAGGCAAGAGGAAAGAAACCTGCAAGCAAAACTGGCAGCAGTGGTGGCGACTTCTATATTCCTCCTGTACCTTTGGCTGTGGTTCCTGTTCGTAAGTCAGTGGGGGAAGAGATAGTGGGCTGGATATTTTGCTGTATTCTGATCGCGTGCCTACTCCCCTTGGGCGCAATGCTTTATCTCGACATCTTGGAGGCCAAGCATGAGGTGAAACAAGAGGTCGAGAAGGTTCAAAAGATGAGACGTGAAATTGAACAGGAGAGACGCAAAAATGACAAGACATGAATTTTCACTGCTGGCGCTGACTGTTTGCGTTGGCATCCTCTGCGGCTTGCTGGCTGGCTGCGAAGACCGCTTCAGATACCCTTGCCAAGATCCAAAGAATTGGGAACTTGCCGAATGCAAGCCGCCAATCTGCACAGCCACAGGCACATGCCCTGACCAGTTAATCAAACCCGAACAGGAGAAGAAGTGATGGCAACCATCGGATACAAACCAAACAACCGTCTGTCACCTGAAGAGATTGAGGCTCGCGTGTGGGCTTGGGTGATCTTCGTGATCTCCATCATCTTGTTGGGTTCATGTTTCAGCTTCATCTATTCGGTCACGTTCGTGACCCAGCCGATGTCATCTATGGCCCCGATCGACAAGGTATATACGAAGATGATCAACGACATCATGCTGCTGTGCACTGGCGTCTTGGGTGGTGTGGCTGGCCGCAAGGCCGTGTCTGCTGCTGTGGCTACAGCCACCGCCAAGGCAGAGGCCACTGACAACGATGAGCCACCAGCACCATGAAGGATATTCTTGGCGGCCTGCTGATGCTGGTGCTTGTGTTTGGCGGTGGATATTGCACCGGCAAGCACTATGAGCAAGAGGCCCAGCAGGCCGAGGTGGATCGGCTCAACACCGAGGCCAGGGCCAAGGAGAAGGCGCTGGCTGACGCTGTAACAACAACTGCAAATGCACTGAGGGTATCGAATGAAAAAGCAAAGATGGCTACAAAGCAGCGCGATGCTGCTATTGACAGTGGCGCTTACAAGTTGCGCGTCAAAGCGTCCTGCCCCATACAAGCCGCCGCAGATCCCGCCACTCCCACAGGAGGTGGTGGAGGAGAAGCATCAGCCGAACTTAGTCCAGAAGTTGGAAAAGCTCTTTTCGCAATAGCAGAGGAGGGTGACCGCGCCATCACCAAGCTGAATGCTTGCATCGATTTGTACAACCAAGCCCTTGAATCACAGAAAGGTATCAAATGAATCTGTCAAAAAACTTCAAACTCTCAGAGCTAATTAAGTCAGAAACTGCAACACGCCTAGACATTGACAACACGCCAAACGAAGAGCAGATTGAGTCACTGCGTTTGCTCTGCGAAAACATATTGCAACCTGTCCGAGATCACTTTGGTAAGCCTGTCAAGATCTCATCTGGATTTAGGTGTTCTGCTTTGAATCAAGCTACAGGAGGCTCGGCAACCTCAGACCATTGCAAAGGCCAAGCCTGCGACTTTGAAATTGATGGCGTTCCCAATCCAGAGCTGGCAGAGTGGATTGAAACCAATCTCAAATACACGCAATTGATATTGGAATTTTGGGTTCCAGGCGGGGATGATCCAAATGCTGGGTGGGTTCACGCCTCATTTAATCCAGAAAATCTCAAAGGCCAATCACTGACGGCCACCAAGGTTGCCGGTAAGACGCAATATTTGCCTGGTCTAGTCGCATAATTTAGGTCATGGCTACCAATCTGAATCAGCAGCTCGACACACCGGCGCCACCCAACTTGGGGACGCCTGATGTGCTTTACAGCGAAAGCTATTTCAGACAGACCAATGGCGGCCTCAATGTCTATTTCAACAAGCTGCGCAACCTGTTTGGCGCGTTGCTTGGTCCAAGGGGTGGCAAGTGGGTGAACATGCCTTACGGCGCGTTCCAAGACTCTACAGACCAGACAGCGGCCAACACCACCACGGCCTACGCCATCACCTTTGACACCACCGACTTCACCAATGGCGTCACCTTGTCGAATTCGTCAAGACTAAATGTGGCGCAGGCTGGGATCTACAACCTGCAATTCAGCATCCAGTTCAAGAACACCACCAACGACACGCAAGACGTTGACGTGTGGTTTCGTAAGAATGGCACTGACATTGCTAAATCAAACTCAAGATTTGGCCTTGGCCCTCGCAAATCGTCAGGCGACCCATTCCATGTGATTGGCGCATTGAACTTCTTTGTGAGCTTGGCGGCCACCGACTATCTTCAAATCATGTGGCGGCCATCAGATGTCGGTGTCTCAATTGAGCACTACGCAGCAGGCACTTCACCGACAAGGCCAGCCATCCCATCAGTAATTGCCACTTTGAGCTTTGTGTCCAATTTGTCCACAGAAACCGCATAATTAAGCCATGGCATTCGTACCCTTAAAAATCCCACCAGGCATCTACCGAAATGGTACTGAGTACCAGTCTTCGGGCCGTTGGTATGACGCAAACCTTGTCCGCTGGTTTGAGAATACCCTGCGCCCAATTGGCGGGTGGCGTAAGCGTTCCAGCAGTCAAATGACCGGCTCATGCCGTGGACTGCTTACCTGGCGCGATAACAGCGGAGATCGCTGGATTGCCGCAGGCACACATTCCAAGCTCTACGCCATGAACGAGGCGGGGACGCTGAAGGACATCACGCCATCAGGGTTTACTGCTGGCGTTGCTGACGCCGCCACCAAGACCGGCTATGGATATTCCACTTACGGCAATTTTGCCTATGGTGTTGCGCGGCCAGACACTGGCACTGTGACACCGGCCACCACATGGTCCTTGGACACCTGGGGCGAGTATCTGGTGGCCTGCTCAGACGCCGATGGCAAGCTGTACGAGTGGCAGTTGGGATTCTCAACGCCAACACTGGCGGCGGCCATCACCAATGCGCCGACAGGTTGCGCGGCGGTGATGTCAACTGCCGAAAGGTTCATCTTTGCTTTGGGCGCGTCCAGCAACCCTCGGATGGTGAAGTGGTGCGATCAGGAAAATAACACTGTCTGGACGGCTGCGGCCACCAACCAGGCTGGTGACTTTGAATTGCAGACGGTTGGCGCTTTGAAGGCTGGCAAGAAGGTGCGCGGCATCAACTTGCTGTTTACTGACGTTGACGTGCACACCGCCAGCTACATCGGTGCACCCTATGTGTACTCATTTGAGAAGGCTGCCAGTGGATGCGGCTTGATCTCTTCGCAGGCCGTGGCCGCGATTGACACTGCCGCCATGTGGATGTCTAAATCAGGCTTCTGGATATTTGACGGCTATGTCAAGCCATTGCCCTGCGATGTCTCGGACTATGTATTCCAGAACATGAACTACAACCAGTCGTCGAAGGTTTATGCGGTGCACAACTCCAAGTATGGAGAGATCTGGTGGTTCTACCCATCAAGCGCCAGCAACGAGGTTGATTCCTACGTCACATACAACTACCGCGAGAATCACTGGAATATTGGCTCCATGGCTCGCACGGCTGGCACAGATCGGGGTGTCTATTTGAATCCTTTGATGGTGTCAACTGACGGCTACATCTACGAGCATGAGGTTGGCTTTGCGTATGACGGCGGGACTGTCTATGCCGAGTCTGGACCCTTTGAGATTGGCCAGGGTGACAACATCATGTCGGTGCGTCAGGTGATTCCTGATGAGCAGACGCTGGGCGAGGTTGCCATCAGCTTCAAGACGCGACTCTATCCAACGTCAACAGAGACAACACACGGTCCATATTCAGCTTCACAGCCGACAGATGCGCGGTTCTCTGGCCGTCAGGTGAAGATGATTGTGACTGGCGCACTGCTGGACGATTGGCGCGTTGGCGTCATGAGATTGGAAGCTGTGGCGGCGGGTAAGCGTTGAGTCACGCTGCAAAATAGAATACTGCAAAGGAAACGAACATGGCATATACACCACCAGTTACAGTAGCACAAGCAGATGCTCAACAGATTTTGTCGCCAGATTTTTTGCGCAATCTTCCTAAAGAACTTCCCAAAAAATTTACGGGAAACGCAAGAATTGCTAGTTATGAGGTTGACCCTACTCTTAATCCAAACATTCGTCCTATTAAATCTACAGATCCAAAACTTGATGAACGATTTAATAGGCAGCCTGGCTTTTATGGCTGGGAAATTCCACTGGATACACCTGGCACGCCAGAAAAAGATGCTCGCGGCAATCCATTTCCAAAGTATGTTGCCCAATATGACCCCGCAGGAAATTTCCAGCAAATAACAACTTCTGACAAATATTTTGTCACATCAGGTCAGGGTGACAAAGACACTTACGTCATTCCAAAGATTGACCTGAGCGGTCGTTTGATCTCTATGGGTTCTGGCACTCCAGAGCAAGCTAAAAAAAGCATTTTCAGAGTGCTTGGAGAAACTGCATTAGAAGCTGCTCCAGCATACTTAGCGGCTCTGACAGGTGCTAATTTGCTTAGTGGTGCTGGCTTGTTTGGCGGCGGTGCAGGCGCTGGAGCTGGCGCAGCAGGTGCGGCTAGTTCAGGCACAGGATTAAGTCTTGGCAGTGGTGGCGTGACCGGATTGACTGCTGGCGGTGGAAGTCTTGGGCTGACTGCGGCTTCACCAGGCGCGGCTGCGATTGGCGGTTCACTCGGCACAACGCTGGCTGGTATCAGCACAGGCATTGGCGCTGCTGGTGCTGCTGGTTCTTCATTGTCTGGCTTGACATCTCCGGCCACAACAACAGCGACTGGCGCAGGTACTGCTGGAAGCACCCTTGGATCAATGACGCCAGTTGACTATGGCTTAACCAGCGCAGCAGGCACAGCAGCCGCTGGCGCAGGTGCGGCAGGTACAGCCGCCAGTAGCACGGGAATTTTAGATTCATTGTCAAAGTATGGCTCTGGTGTTGTTGACTTTGCAAAGCAAAATCCACAGCTTGCAGGTTCATTGCTTGGCGCTTTAGGTGGTGCAATTGATGCCGCCAATGCGCCTAAAGAGCAGACCACCACCACGTCAATTGATCCCGACATCAAGCGCGAGTACATGGCAAACCTTGAGCGCGCCAAGGCTGCCGCCGCCAACTTGGGTGTTCGTCAGTTTGCGCAGCCTGGTCAGATGTACACAGATGCTGAGAGAAACCTTTACAACCTTGGCATGACGCCATTTGGTGCGGCTGACATTCAGCAGTTCTACAACCCATATGAACAGCAAGTGGTGCAAGGCGCTTTGGGAGATATTGAGCGTTCACGTCAGATGCAAGACGTTGCCGACAGAGCCAGAGCTGTGCAAGCCAGAGCATTTGGTGGTTCACGTCAAGGCGTGCAAGAGGCTTTGACAAACGAGGCTGCATTGCGCACTGCTGCCACAACAGCATCAGGCTTGCGTCAAACAGGATTCAATACTGCCGCTGATCTTGGATTTAGAGCGCGGCCAATAAATGTGGCTGGTCTAACAACATCTATGAATCTTGGCGCACAACGCGATGCGTTGAGACAGGCCGAGCTTGATGCCGCACGCAATATTGAATTGGAGCGTTTGGGTATCACTGGCGGCGCACTCGGGTTGCAGCCTGCAAGGACTGGCGAGACAACTTCACAGCCTCTGTACACAAGCACCGCTGGCAGTGCATTGTCTGGCGGCCTGACTGGCGCTTATATTGGTTCTTTGTTGCAACCTAAGAAGGCATAAGGAAAAAACATGGCAACATCATTTGATATGGGACTGCTTGGCGATCTATTTGGCGGTGGCGGGGATACCGGCCTTGAAGGCTACTTGACGCCAGCACAGCAGCAGGCAATGCAACGCCAAGGCTTGTTGCAGGCTGCCATGGCTATTGGTCAGGCCAGCGGCCCCAGCACTACGCCACGGTCCTTGATGCAGATTCTCAGCTCTGGCGTTACCGCTGGGCAGCAGGGCTATGCCGAGGCGCAAAAGAATGCTATCACTCAATTGTTGACAAGACAGAAACTTGATGAGGCGAAACGCGCACAGGCTTCACAAGAAGCCTATCAGCGATATTTGATGGGTGGCGCTCAACCTACCGAAGGCATGGAGATCACGCCACAACAAGCTATTTCGGCGCCAGGTATGCCTATTGGACCAACAGTTGAACGCGCAGAGATGATCGGCCAACCAGCGCCAAGCGTCATGCCTAGTGGCGCATCAGTACTGACACGCGAACAGCGTGCAATGCTGGCTGGTTTGCCTGCTGAGAAGGGCATTCCAGAGATGCTGAAATTGACGCAGCCAAGCGAAAAAGCCAGGCTGCTTGCAGAGCTTGGCATGAAACCAACCTTGGAGAACTTGCGTTTGCTTGACAAGCCAGAGGCCGATCCAGAGAAGATCAGGTATTTAAAAGCATTGAATATGCCTATCACGCTTGAGAATTTTAGACAACTTGATAAGCCAGAGGCTTTACCAAGTGAAATTCAAATTCTTCAAGCGACTAAAACACCAGTCACATTTGAGAATGTACAAGCTTTGCGTAGATCATCTGCCACAAATGTTGCCGTCACACAAAATGCAGAGAAAAAAGGCGTTGAACTTGCCACTACACAGGCAATGAAAAATCTTGATGAATCACGCATGATGGCTCAGTCTGCAAATGCAACCCTTGCAAATATTGATCGTATACTGCCTGCGCTTGATACAGCAATTGTTGGACCAGTAGCAGATACAAGAACAACACTGCTTCGCATTGGTAAGCAATTGAATATTGCTGGAGCTAACGCCGACCAAGTTCTTAAAAATACAGCAACTGTTGTGCAAGGACTTGCACAGCAAGAACTTGATGCCGCATCTCAAATGCGCGGTCAGGGTGCTTTAACTGAAGGCGAACGTGCAATTCTGCGCCGTGCTGCGGGTGGAGATCAAAGCCTCACATCAGGAGAGTTGCAGCAAGGTCTTATGGCGGCACAACGCTCTGCAAGGGCAAGACTTGCATCGCATCAGGACTTGTTAAGTAAGGCGACAACAGCGATTCCAAGTCTTTCCACCATTGCGCCAATGTATGAGGTGCAGCCATATGGCGCACAAGCTCCAAATCCATTGCAAAATATCATTCAACAAGAGCTTGATCGGCGCAGGTCACAAGGGGGCAGACGATGAGTGATGGACTAAGCCAATTCAGCATGGACGAGCTGGAGGCCATCCAAAGGGGTGACCTTTCAAGCCTATCTATGGATAAGCTGATGTTGTTGCAACAAGTTGCTGGCGGTATGCCAGGCCAACAACAAGAGCCGACACCAATGGCTCCAATCCCTGTCGCAGTACAGCCGCCAGCCCCTACTCAAAAATTGCGTGCAATTGCGCAAGGTGCAACATTGACTGGCGCTGATGAGGCAGAGGCTTATTTGCGATCAATGGCTGGCGAAGACTATGGTTCTGCATTGGCCGACATCAGATCAAAAACAAAGGCGTACCAGCAACAATCGCCATATGAGGCACTTGGCTATGAGGCTTTGGGCGGCTTATTACCTGCGGCTGCCGTAACTCTTGGAACTGGTGGCACATCAGCGCCAGCAACAGGTCCGATAGTTGCCAAAACGACAGCAGATGTTGTAAGAGCATTGGTTGGTACATCTGCACTTGGCGGTGCTTATGGAGGCGTCACAGGATTTTTATCAGGTGAAGGCGATGTACTTGATCGCGCAGCAAAAGTGCCTGGCGGTGTTGCAGTAGGCGCAACAGTGGCTCCTGCGGTCAAGACATTGATCACTGGTGGCGGGATGCTTGTTGACAAGGTAACAGACTTTGCACGCCGCCTTGCTGGTGGCCGTGGAGCCAAGATCGTTGAGACTGAATTGCAGCGACTTGCTGGCGATACAGGGTTGACGACTGACGAAATCATTGATCGCATTGCTCGCGGCGAGATCATGGCTGAAAACGCCACATTGCTTGCTGCTGTGCGCGGCTTATATGCGCAGGGTGGGAAGCCATCAACTACATTGATGTCATCTCTGACACGCCGTCCAGAGCAGTTGCGCACTGAGGTGCTGACAGAAATGCAGCAAAAGCTGGCAAGCCAGCCTGGCAATGTATTGCGACAATTCAAGTTGAATGACGACCAGTTGCGCCAGGTTGAAAAAGAAGCATATAAAGAAGCTTTTGGCACTGGCGGCGTCATTGACTCTCAGTTGCTTGGTAGCGTTACAGATGCTCTCAAACGATCACCGCAGTCTGTCAAAAACATCAATGATGTCTATATTGCAGAAACAGGTAAAAAGCCATTCTTCAGCTTTGACAAGAGCGGCAATGTTGTATTCAGTAGAGCGCCTACATTGGAAGATGCGGAAATTATCCGCAGGGGTATTCAGGCATCAGTGGATGAGGCTTATCAGTCTGGCCGTGGTCGAGTTGGCGAGGCGCTCAAAGGCGTTGAGCTTTCATTGCGTGACGCCATTGACACTTCGTCTTCAAAGTTGGCTGATGCCAGATTGCAAGCTGCTACACGCCGCACCGCCAAAGATGCGTTCCAAGATGGTCGCACAATATTTGGAAAGAGTGCTGATGAGGTGGCGGTGCTGGTTGAGGACTTGTCTCAAAAGCCTGGTGCTTTGTCTGCTTTCCGCGCAGGCACGATGGATGCCATTCGTAATCGGATGACAACAGGCACACGCAAGTCAATGATGACTAACCTGTCCGACGAGAACACCAAAGAAGGCAAGATTTTGCGCACCATTTACCCGCAAGACGAGTTGCCTGGCATCTTGGACCGCATCGCAACGGCTGCACAGTCTCAGCGTGCAGCTTCTTATATTCTTGGCGGCTCTCAGACTGCGCCAACATTGTTGCAGGCGGCTCGCACAGGCATGAATATTTCAGCAGAAGAAGTTGCCAATGTGATGACCGCCAACCCAGTGACGATGATTTCGTCAGCCGTGAACATTGTGAAGAAGATCGCTGCACAGCAAAACAAGAACATGACAGAAGCACAGCGTGATGCTGTTGCAAAGATTCTTGTTTCTGAAGATCCAAACTTAGTGCGCAGAGCTTTGGTGGATGAAAGCGCTTGGGCAACAGTTCAGCAAAAAATCAATGACTTTGCAAAGTTTGCTGGCAAGACAGCTCCATACAGTTTGACTGGCGTTATGGCTGGCAAGTTGCCAGGCGCATTCCAAGGACAATAAACCATGGCAACAATGTATCAAGACCCATTCGGCGCAGCAGACTACAGTGCTGAAGGCACTAGAGGTTTGTTGCAGTATTTGCGCGAGGAATATCCAAGAGTCTATGGTGCTGGAGCTGGTTTGCTTCAGTCTTCACCATATGACACGGCAAATCAATACAGTGTGCTTGATCCAAATAGGCAAGCCGCACTTGAGGCTGCGCAATATGCTTTCCCTGTAGGTTTGGCGATGGATGTTATTCCTGGCGTTAGGGCATTGAAAGAGCCTGCAAAGCAAACTGTAAAAGCAGTAGGGCAAGGTGGTAAAGCTCTGGCGCGCATGGCTGGATCAGAACTTGATGCCGCCATGTTTGGTGAGCGTGGTGGACTGCTTGGAGCTTTGACGCCACAGCCTGCGTTTGCGGTTGAGCCTAGCAAGAAAATTTCCAAGAAGCAGTCCGGTGTTGCAAATGTGAAGAGTAAGGTTTCTCCAATCACATTTGACATTGGCACACCAGAAGGTGCTGCTGCTTTTGAGAAAAAGTATGGACGCAAGCCTGTGCATTTGATGTCCGAAAAAGAGCGCGTCAAAGAGTTTGGCGCAGCAATGGCCGAGACTCCAGAAGTTCAATTGAGTGACATTAGAAGCCGCCAGCAATTGGCTATCCCAGGCGGCTTTGACGGCCCACCAATGACGCTTGCTGATCAGGCAAAGATCAGCGCACAAGCGATTGACTACAACACCCTGGACCCTCAATTGGCGTTGGACATCCACAAGCGTTTGGTTCAGTCTGTCGATCCTGGCGCCAATCCATCAGATCTTGAACTGATGAATCGCCTTGGCTTTGGCATCACATCAGGCAATGCGCCAATCACCAAAAACTTGGTCGAATGGGCGCAATTAAGACCCCGCAGCACCGCTGAAGTTTCAGAGTGGGCAGGGTATTCGCCAGTCGGCCCAAGTGGACAAATACCTGGTGGCGCAAACCCAATGAACACCGCCATCAATGAGGCTTATGGTGTCCAGGCATCAGGCCGGGGAGGTACTGGTGTTGCCAATACTGCAAACCGTCAATATGTCAGCGACTTGGCAAAAATGATGGAGTCAAATCCAGACTTCTTTAGACGTATGCCAAATGAACCAGAAGCCCAATATGTAGAGCGCCTAATGAATCAGGTTCGCGGACTTGGTCCAAAGACAGGCTCTCTTGGCTTTGCCATGGTTGAACCTCAGACATCCAACATTTCAGCAATTGACCGCCACATTGCAGATCTGACAAGGGAAGCTGTAAAGAACAACCCAGCAACAAAGTCTATTTATGAGCAGCAAATGCTCAATGCTTACAACTTGGGGCAGCCTAAAAAGAATCAGCGCAAAACTTATGCTGCCGCCAGGAAACTAGCTGGCGACAATGCAGACGTGATTGAAGCTGAAAAGTTTAGAGAGGTCGTTTCATCGCCATCATCAACAAAATTCATTGACGCAAAAACTGGTCAGATGAGATCCACAGTGCCGCCACATTTGGCGAATCTTCCTTTTTATGAGCCAGAGTTTGCTCAAACAATTGGCCCAATGTATTCAGAGGCGCTTAGTCAAATTCAGCAAGGCGGCCAAAAACGAGGCATTGGCGGGTTTTCAAATCAATGGTATGACTGGGACTACCAGCGTTCACGCGCCGAACCTCATGCTGCATTGAATCCCATGGCGACATCAATGAAGCGCATGACGCCAGAAGAATACAAACTTGTGCGAGACACATTCTCCCAGGCTGGTGCAATGCAAACCAGAAAAGATCCTGCGACTGGCCGTTTGATCCCACTGAAGCCAACCCAGGATTACCGCAAGTTGATTTATGGATCTGCTGACCCTTATGCGCTGGTTGGTGCTGGAGCTGCTGGAGCTGGTGGTCTTGGACTGCTGTCAATGATGCAAGATGAAGAGTAATTGTTCAGCCAGAAACACATGCCGCCAGAATCTGACGGTATGTTTTCCTGCTGAATTGTGAAGTTCATAGCCTGGATGTCACTAGACTTTGCCAGCTCATCTTTGAAGATCTTCATGCACATTGACTTTGATGGCATCCAATATTCCTTTGCAGGCTTGGACCCATCATAAATTTTCAGCTTGAATAGTTTCATCATCTCTCTCCAAACAACGCAGCCACCAGCGGGTCGCGTTTAATCTTCCACTTCTTGGCCCTCTCCCGCGCCATCCTGAAGGCATGGTCATCGAGGGACTCTTTGGCTCTCCACTTCTCAAGCCTTTCTTTGGCCGTCAAAGGCTTTGGCCTGATGGCGTCAGAGCCGATGCCGTAGGCGTAGACCGCCACCCATACAGTGCCAACCCTGCGCCACTCTGTGACGTACACCAGGCCAGATCTGCGCAGCTTGGCAACAAGTATCTGAGCCGACCGCTGGGTGCAGTAAGTCATGGCCGCCAACTCATGCGCAGTCAAGCCTTGGCGCGTCAGCAGGTCAACGATGCGGGGCAGGCGCACTGACTTCATTTAGTGTCGCTGTGCTCGCGTCTGGCGTGCCTGTCAGCCTCTTCCTTACGCTGGAAATACTTGTTGCACTCAGTGCACCGCCACCAGGTTTGCTGCACAACGACAGTCTCTCTCTCGCTGTGCAGACCCTTGGTGCGGCCATAGAAGGTGCGCACTGGCTCAATCATGACCCCATTCCCTGCACAGTTGTCTTTTTCGTTGTTTGAGATTCTTCTTGGTGCAAACCTTGGCGTGCTGACTCTCAATCATCTTCTCGCGCAGTGATGCTGGCGTTGGTGGCGAAGGGAATAACCCATTCCAGCCAATCAGGCTACACACCAAGGCGATAAACAGCCTGTCAGTCATTCACTCTTCCCCTTGATTATTTTCTGCACCACTTCTTTGGTGGTGAAACGGTGCTCATTGGCGCACTGATAACGCCGATACACCTCATTGTTTGGACGCTTCCTGGTCTCCAAGGTGGTGACCCACTTATCGCATACAGGACACTTCATTTGATCTCCCAAGAGTCCAGCAGCACCACGATGACGGCATAGACCACCACAAACAGGATGGCGATGCCGACTGCGCCAAGGATGACAAAGCTCAAGACTGTTTCCATTTTTTCTCCTCACTTGGTGGCGTCCAACCGAAGCGCCGCCAGGTGGCCTGCACGTCAGTGACTTTGTTGTATTTTGCGGGTGGGTATGGCGGCACATAGATCTTTGTGCCAATGGGTGGATACCAAACTGCTTTCATTTCTGTGCCGCCATCAGTTCAAGTTCAACCTCTTTGACGCGCTCGCGCAAGATGTTGATCTCATGCTCCAGATCTTCGATCTTGCGGCCAAGGCGCTCGCGTGTCATGTTCTCGCCATGGACCCAGCCGATCATCGTGCCCTCTGTCACAGCCTTGCGTGCAAAGGTCTTGAAGTCTTCGCGGGACAGGAAGCCGCCACCAATCTCCATTGGCGGGGTGAACTTGTTGACGGCGCGGTCAATCTCGATCTGCATTTTTTCAGACATGTGTTTCTCCTTGTGTTGTAAGTTGATTATTCCAAGCCGCAACAAGCAATGTGGCGTTGTAAGGGGTTGGCGTCACGGCAGACACAAACAGGCCCCTGCCGCGCTGCTTACGCCCCCAGGCATCCTTTGAGTTGGCGTTGACCAGCTCACCGCGCTTGACGGCGTTGTAGATCTTTGTGCGCGGGAAGCCGCCATCAATCAGCTCTTCCATGGTGCGCGGCTCTTGGCAGAAGTCTTGAAGTTCGGTCATGATGACCACCATGCCACAAGCAGAACAGCAAAGCAGATGCCGATGGCGATGGCCGCCAGCACGTCAAGAATCTTCTCATTCATCTTCATTCTCCTCTTCGCACAGCTCGCAGCCAGGGTGATCTGGATCGCGGCAGTCGTGGTGGCTGGCAAGGTTGGCCTGATACCGGCGGCGGTGGAAGTCTTCGGCTCTCATGTAGTCCAGATCTGATTCGTCGAGTTGCATGGTGTTCTCCTTAAAGTTGGGGCCGAAGCCCCTTGAGTTTGATTAGGCGCGGATGGCAGCAAAACCGCCACGATCAAAAAACACTTTGTAAGTGGCTTGATCAACAGCTGCTTGAGCGCGAGCATATTTGGCGGCTTCAGAGTAAGAGACAAACCAACCGTTGATTGGAAAATTATCATCTTCATACTCATACTCTTCTGGATGAGGAACTGCTGGACCGCGATAAAAAGGATTGCGTGTCCAAGTGTCGTACTGGCTAAGAATCCAAGCAGATTCACGGTTATCGGCGCCAACAGCGAATGTGTATTCTTGAACTGCGTCTGACATGGTGGCTAAAGTCATTTTGTATCTCCTGAGAAGTTAAGTAATTGAGGACTTGATAATAACACTCTTGCACAAGTCGTCAACAACTATTATTTAATCCCCACAAACTTGTCGGGTATTCATCCCCTACAATCTGCTTGCTGGTTTTCTCCACCAGCAGTTGCCTTCGGGGGTTGGCGTGAGTCAGCCCCCTTTTTTCACTGTACACTTGACCATCTTCACAAAACATGGTTAACATTCTACTCATGAAAGTTTCACAACAAGCAATCCACGACATCAAGTACAAGGCCGAGTCGGCTGGGTACAAGATGTCGGACGTCTGCCGAGTCGCAGAGATCGACCAGGCACAAGTCTCGCGCTGGCTCAATGGCATCACAGAGCCACTCTACGGCAGCGTCATCAAGCTGGACCAAGCCGCTGACGCACTCATCTCGGCGCGTCTTAAGGTCATCAATCAAGCCATGGAAGATGCCGTCAAATGAGCAAATACATCATTGGCGTGGATCCTGGCCTCTCTGGCGCAATCGCCGTCATCTCGCCTGAGAGCTTGAAGATATTCGATATGCCCACCATGACGGTGGAACGCAACGGCAAAGCCAAGCGGCAGGTCAGCGCCAGCGAGTTGGCCGAACTGCTGTACCTATATTCCGGCAAAGACTGCCATGTATATTGCGAGCGCGTGGGAGCCATGGCAGGCCAGGGCGTGACAAGTGTCTTCAGCTTTGGCCGTTCATTTGGCATGATCGAGGGCATCTTGGCCGCACTGCACATGCCTGTGACCTATGTGGCCCCAGCCACTTGGGTGAAGGCCGTGCACCGTGGCGCAGGCAAAGATGCCAGCCGATCACGCGCCATGGAATTGTTTCCCGACAACCAGGCTGACTTCAAACGAGTCAAAGATGACGGCAGAAGTGACGCCAGTCTCATTGCCTATTGGGGGAAGCACCATGCATGAACAAGAACGCGCCACCATGCGTGAGCACATCATCTGGCTCGGCACAGAGCTGGAACGCCAGCGCAAGCTCAACCAGCAGCACATCGTCTTCTTAAAGCGCCTGCTGGACCCAGAAGACTTGGGGCACGCAGCCAGCAACGAGGTGCGAAAGATCGCCTATGTCCTGCTCATCAACAACAACATCAACGAAGACCAGACATGAAACAACTGAAACTGCGGCCATCCTCTGCCTCGCGTTGGATCGCCTGCCCAGCCTCTGCGCGGCTCTCAACGCTTGTGCCCTATCAGGAGTCAGGTGAGGCCGCCAAGATTGGCACAGCCATTCACGCGCTGGCCGAAACCTGCTTTCAGCTTGACACCGACCCCATGAAGTTTATTGGTCAGCAGGTAGAGGGCATCACCATGACTAAGGAGAACTGCGAGTTCGCCTTAGAGCACCTGCAAGCCATTTGGGCCATTCAGGACGAGCTGGGGCACGTCAAGGTAGAGCAGAAGGTGTCTATGTATGAGCGCCCAACGCATACTCTTCTTGGCACTGCTGATGTGATTGGATACTCGCCAACCACCAAAAAATTGATCATCGCCGACTTAAAGACTGGTCGTGGATATGTTGACGCTCAAGACAATGAACAGTTAAAAATCTATGCGCTGGCGGCTATTAAGTCCCAGTCATTGGACGTGACAGACATTGAGTTTTGGATTATCCAGCCGCATCACGGTGAACTGCGCAAACACCATGTGACCCGCCAAGAATTGGATAAGTGGCGATTTGAAGTTCTCGCCCCTGCGGTCGAGGAAACCATCAGCGATGCACCGCGCTACAACCCATCAGAGTCGGCCTGTCAGTGGTGTCCCGCCAAGACTATTTGCAGTGCACAGAAGGCTTTATTTGACGTGGTGGCGGCACAGCCAGACATCACAGCTCTTAAGAAAGATGACGTCAAAGAAGTGATGTTGTCTCTCACACCACAGCAGATCAGCGACATCTTGGACCGCGCACCGATGGTTGAGAAGTTCATTGATGCCGTCAGAGATCACGCCTTGGCCGCCATGGAGAAGGACGGCATGGTCGTGCCTGGTTGGCAGTTGCAACCCAAACGCGCCAGCCGTAAGTGGGTGGACGAATCTACTGCGCGTGCCGAATTGATCCGACTGGGCTTGTCGGATACAGACATCTTTGAAACAAACCTAATTACTCCTGCGGCGGCTGAAAAGCTATTGCCAAAGGATCAAAGAGTTATCTTGGACGATCTCACGGCCAAGGTATCAAGTGGCTTGACGCTTGCGAGAGATCGCAGCTTGAGTCAATAATGCAACCCCTGTAACTTTTGAAAGCGAAACGCAAAATGCTAAATCTCTCTTCTGCTGGCGGCTCTGGTAACTACATCCGCTTCTCTCCCCAAGCCAA